GTTTATGCATGTACTTTTAGGCCATACCATACCACCCGTTGGCCCTCTATGGGATTTAATATAACATTATGTTATTCAGGAAGAGGAAGTACCTTTGCTGCTGTTGCATCGTCTACATAGAACTTGCAAGTTCGATTCAACTGTGAGACCACCACTCGATAACGGTGTTATGTGATCCACAGTCAAATCGTTGGTTGCTTTACAAATAGAACAATAAGGTTGCAATAGTCTTAGTTGTTTTGATAACCTTTTCCAATTTGCATCGTAACCCCTATCTGCACGTGAAGGACGAGAGGTTGCTTTAAACTTCTGATACTTCTTATTGCACATAGGACATCTAGGTTTGTTTGCTAACACACCACAATCTAAACATGGTTTATTCATTAGCATCCGATTTGTTAGATAGCTGTAGCTCGGTAGTTCCTATTGTATGACACAACATCATGTTTGTACAGAGGTTTCTACCATAAGTTTGGCTAATCTTGACCATTGCTCATATGCCCATTGATGTGTCTTATCGTGTATACAATGGACATCACCATTAGGTTCTAATCTTAAACTACCAATGCAATCTTGTACAGGACATTTAACTGCTTCAGGTGGTTTTCTCTCACCATAGATAATGCGTCTTAATGTTGTCCATGGTTCTTTGATCTCATTGTAGTAATCAGTCCATAATTCACCATCAGCTAACCAATCGGTGTGAGTGTCCAATACGTTATGCAATATGTGAAGTTTGTTTGTTTGTTTAGTAGACTTAAGACAATCAGTGTTAAGACTTCTTGTTTCTACAACATACTCACACCATGATTGTAGAACACTTTGAACACCTGTTTTAGAAATAAGATCAACAATTTGGACATTGATTACTGATCTATCAGATAATGAACCTCTACCTTCTTGTTTGGAAGATACCTGTTGTCTTAGGGAAGGACTAGCAATGAGAAGATCAATGAATGCAATTAACTCATTAAGCATTTTTTTTAATCTTCTTCTGCAATGTGGACAAGCACCTTTCTCGCTTACCCCACGACAACTAAGGCATTTATCCATTTTTCTTTCTTAGCCTTTCTATCATCAATTTAACTTCTTCTGGTGGACCTTTTCTCTGGTGATTATTGATGGTTATATGATGATTAGGGTGGCCATCAGCTTGACCTCTACCGCTGGCCACAGCTGTGACCTCAGCCGCAGGACGTTTAGAGTCGTCATATTCTGTGGACAGGACATCAGTGACCTGCGGCTTTCTAAATAACAATCTGTAACGATTATTAGAAATACCAGCTCTCGAATGCTGTTCTATAAACAAATAGTTATCAGCAATCATTTGGTGAATGATTCTGCGAATTTGTCTGACACTTATCTTGCACTTATCTGCCAAATATTGCTGACTTGGCCAACAAATGCCTTGATCGTCACAATGATCTGCCAATGCTAAATGGACAATTAAAGCATTGCCATTGTAGGGAGAGTTTTCCCATACATAGGTCATAGCTTTAACTGACATTAAAATACTCCTTCGGTAGGATCCCATGTTACAGGATCTGCATTCTTTGTTCTTGGTGTTCCGTGATACTTTTGAACTACAATCTGTTTTGCAATAGTATCTACCAGGACCTCATATGACGAGCGCTTATTTCCGTCTTTGTCAATCCATGTTGTTTGCTTAATTGTTCCTGTAATAGTCACCAGATCGCCTCGTTTGATGTTATCTACAAGAGCCTCGGCATAACCTCCAAAAGCTTTGCATTCCCACCAACTTGTGTCAGCATCGACCCATTCTTCATTAACTTTTTTACGTACATTGGACACAACACTAAATGGAACATACGCTTTACCTTGTTGTGTAAACTTTATGTCCATGTCTTTACCAACACGACCTTTAATTGTTATTGCTGCACTCATTTTTGCTCCTTTATTTGTCTCGCTAGATCTTTTAGTTGTTTATTTCGCATTCCACCCCAAATGCCATATACTGGCCAATTGTTGAGTGCATAACCTAAGCAATTCATTTTTACTGGACATGTTTTGCACATATCCAAAGCCATTCTTTGTTCTATGTTGTTTTCGTGTTCACTATCTGGGAAAAACCAATCTGGATCAATTGATGGATCAGTACAATTGCCTTCTTTCATCCAAGGAACAACTTCTCGATCAAATGATAAATCTCTAATTGTCACAAATAACCCGCCTCTTTAAGTAATTGGATCATAATGCTTACTGGAACACATGCTGGCCAATTCTCAATATCGGCTTCACCTTGTCCATTCTGCCTTAAAACAGCGATGGGGATTACGCCTTCTTTGATGCGTTTTTGTTGTTGTTTCATTGCTGATCTAGGATCAAAGTCCGCTCTGGCTTTAAGTTCCCAATCAACTCCGATAACTCCTTTAATGTCGGTTCCTGCAGCTGATGAACTTGTCGCTTCAGCATAAGTCCAACCTTGTGTCTTCAAATACTCAGCAAAAATCAATTCTGTTTCTCTACCTCGTCTTTTTCTAGATAAGTTGGTCATTTTTGTCCTCCCCATCCGTCACCTTTGAAAATAGCGGGTACAACGGTAAAAACTTTTTGCATAACTTCTCCACAATCACATCTAGGACCGTGTTCTGAAATTGAGTGTGTAACTTCGACTGTGATTCCGCATTTTTGGCATTTGTAGTCATAAGTTGGCATCATTTATCCCAGGAATTCTTTAACCAGCCTGTTTTTAGCGCTTCTGCTGGATTTGTTGTAATCCAGAAGTGACACATATGACATAAAGCTCTGCAGTTCTCAATGTCTAAAATATCTCCACCACGAGCTCTACTGAGAACCTCATGAATTTCTTCGGACGCCTTTGCATTGCATCTTTGGCATATGGGATAAGTTTCTAGCATTTGTGCAACTAGTTTGCGCCTTTCAACATATTTCTTAGCCATTTTCTTGCTTCTAAATCTCATGTATATTGACCTACGCCTTCAGCACTAAATTGTTGTCTAATTGCAGCTGATAATGATTGACCAATGGATATTTGTGACCTCAATGTGTTAATTCTTTCTTTTATTGCTCTGACTTGAGCTTCTGCAATTTCCATTGCAAGACGCAGATCAGCGCAAGCAAGAATTGCTTCTTGGCGCCTGACATCCATTGATCCATTGGATTCTAAAAAGGATTTTGCATATGCTACTTCATAAGATCCTTTTGCACGAACAGATTGGTCATCTAATGCTGCTATTTCTTCAGTTGCAGCATCGAGCATACGCGATAATTCGCTCAGGCGCTTGACAACTTCACTTTGATTAGGCAGCATGTTTCTTTCCTTTCTGTCTGGCTTTGCAATTATTGCAAAAATGTGGTTGACCCATCAGTTTATCTATTGCATGTAAATAAGTCCAAGATCCACATGCTTCACATCGTGCCACAGGTTCAGTCATTGATTTTACCTGCTAAAAATCTTTCAAAACGGGTTAAACGTTCAGGAATGTTACCTTTAAGAATAGATCTTGCAGTATGACTGATTTCACCAATATTATTGCCAGTCCACATTGGTTCATAGTCTTTGAATGATCCGTTGAAGTATGCTTTAATCCATTGAGCTTGAGGTATATGTTCATCATAAATGTGCATACTTCCAACAACGTGAACGTATTGACCCATTTCAATATCTAAAGCTTTTGCAATTGCTCCTTGTAAAGCAATAAACTGAGTTAAATCATATGGAAGACCTAGAAATACGTCATTACTTCTCATATTTGTTCGAGCAATTAACTTATTGTCTCTAATAAAGTACTGTAGGTTTAAGGTACAAGGAACATCTTTAACATCAACATTTAGATCTTTGTTAGAATCAAAGATGGTCAAAACAGCTTGTCTTGTAGAGTAATCTTTTTTTAACTGCTCAACAACTTTGTTTAGATTACCGTGAATACGCGGACCATAAGCACCATGAAGTATTCCATTATCCATAAACTTTCCAAACACTTGACTGGTACTTGTCATTGCTTCTGGATCCGTAACTTGTCCAACAAGTTGTAAGGCTTCTTTGATACCGATATTATGATTTAGTTTACGGTTTTCCATAGATACAGGTATGTTCCATGGCTTTTCTACTTGTAAAGTTACATTAAGAAGTTCTCTAGTAACCATTCCGCGAGGAGATATGGCTTCACCATGTTCAATAACATACTGAGTTGCTAACTCTAAAGCTTCGCTTGGATTTTCTGTAATTATATGCATTACCTAACCACCTCACTATGGATTATTGTTTTGTCTAAATATTTCACTTGTCTAAAAGCTTCTACAAATAAAGATCTTGAATGTAATACTGCATCGATTTGCATTTCTTCGCCACGTCTTAATAATTCTTCAGCTATTGCATCTTCTGATCTTGTTAAAAGGATTAACCTAGCTCCAAGTTTAGCAAGTTCCCAATTGCAATAATCAAATGTGGTTTCATCAAATAATGATACTCTTCCAAAAATCTTTGGCCATACAAATTCACCTAAATGCCATCGATCTAATACCATGTTACTAGAAGTTAATGGTCGAATATATTCATCAACCCATAATCTAGATCTTGGTTGTTCGGCATGCAAATATTGTGCATTGTATCGTTCTGTTAATTTTTGAGCATAAGTTGTTTTGCCTGTTCCATCAGAACCTTCGATGATTGTAATCATCTAAACTCACCCCATTCTCTGAAACTATCAACTTGTGAATGGTCCATTATAACTGGTTTTACGTCACCTGCCACATTCCACAATAAAGTTAAAGGTGTTTTAGGAGCAGATGTTTTGTCCAACATAAACCTTTCTAAACCTTTGCAATCGTAGGTTGGCGCGGAGTTGATCTCTTCATTGATCTTGTCTGCATACTCAGCTTTTTCTCTGAAAGCTTTATGGTAAGTTGTAACGTCCGCTCTTCCGATCTCTCCTGCATGTAAGTTTCTTGCAACTGCAATTCCGTGGAAGGTTGCATTTGGCCAAGCAATTTGGAGAGTTCTCGTGAGAACTCCTGTACTAATAACTGATACAACGTCTCTTGGTTCATCTCGAGCTCCCCATTGTTGAATTGTTGATTTCACTCCAGCCGCAACAACTAGTGGATGATCCAAACCAAATGGCACAAACTGAGCATTATTTTGTTCTGCCCAATCTTTTGCATATTTGTTTAGAACTGGCATTGCTGCAATTCTTCGAAAGATTGGATTTGC